TTATTTTTTCTTAAACAGTTTGATATAGTCTTGTTTGCTATGGATAATATCAGATACAAAAACGGCTTTTCTGTCTTCTAAAATGTGATAAAAAGCTAGGTAGTCCCCTAAAACAATACAACGAGTATTATGTGGCGGGTAAATAGTTTCACCTACTCTGTCATCTGCGTTAAATCCTGCTTCTGGGAAAAATTCAAGACGTTCTAGCCCGTAAAGAATATTGTTGACGGTGTTAGCCCCTGCCTGCTCCGAAAAGTAAGTAGTTTCAATATAGCTTTTTATCTCCTGTAATTGTTCTTGTACGGTTTCAGGGATAATAAGGCTATGGGTTTTATTATCAGATACCAAGGTTAGCCCTCACTTCACTAGCGTTGTATACCCGCCCATGCTCTAAATCGTCAAAACTTTTAGCAATTTCAGCTCGTAAACCTGCAAGTAGTTCAGCTCGTTCTTTATCGGTGTCAGTCTCAAAAGGTAAGGCTTTATTTTGTACAATGTTTTCTAAAAACAAATTAAAGCTAGCTGTCATGTCAAGGTTTTGGGCTGCGATAATAGCTTTAGCTTTCTCTAGTAAATCACTGTTGGTTTTAAAGTTGACCTGCGTATTTTTTTCTAAAGCGTGCATAGTAGCACCTCCTTTTAGTTATTATAACACTTTAAACTATACCTGTATAGTTGCATATATCCAAGAGCCTATGCTGTTGTTATTAACACACCATTCCTATAACTCTGGGCGAATTCAAGCAAAGCTCTTTTCTTAGTCTCGTAGTACCAACTTTGACTTTTGTTAAGTTCTGCTATGATGTCTTGCTGAGTTTTTTTCTCACTAATCAAGTAACACTCAATCAATATCTTTCTGTAGTCTATCTTAGACAGTTGGTTGATAGCATACTTGATAGCGTCTAGCTCCTCTAAGGCACATTCTCGGCTTATTTCAAGGTGTTCTCTGCGCGTGGGATGATATTTTATATCAAACTGGTAACGCTCGTTATAGCTTAAATCAAGGCTATTGGCGATACGTTGCCATCTATGAAACTCTTTTAATTTACGAATAGCGTTCTTCTTGCTCATCTAATACCTCTAAAGCTTCTCTATGTAATTTGAATGCAGTATTCCTTGAATAACCTAGCTTGTCGGGTATCTCATCCCATGATAAGTCATCCACGTATCTAGCTTTGATAACAGCTATCTGTTTTTCCGAATGTTATAGCCAGTATTTGTCCCCCTTATCCATATAGTAATGGAATCTCTTCCAATGATATAAGTATTTAGTCATTCTCATGTACTTTGGACGCTTAGGAAAGTCATCATAACTATAATAACCATGTTTGTGTTTTGCTTTTGAATCTACTTTCAGACACTCTTTAAAGGCTAGTTGCCAATAGTATTGACAATCTGTCTTACTTCGATTGAGTGTCGCTTGATGAAGCTTCTGACAAGTACCACAAGCAAAGGCATGAGAAGCCTTAAATAACTTTCTACAACGTCTCTCACAGTCAGGACACAGGAAGAAGTAGCGCTTACCACCATAAGTTCCTGGTATCGTTTCAAGTAAGAATTCTTGCCCCTCATAATGGACGATTAGGTTATCTAGGTCTATGGTGATAGATTGGTCATTTATTGTTCCTGTAACTCTAGTCTTTTCCTGTTTCTTCATTGGTTTAATGATACTCTCAATAGCTAGTTCTAACATCTTTTCTCCTTAGTATTCAAATAACCCAAAACTATTGATAAACGACAAAAAGAGGGAAATCCCTCTGATTGTTTATTTAACCAGTAACTCACCCTCAATAGCCATATCATACAAATAATTAAAGCCTTGGCTGATAGATTCAAGTACAGCTCCTAAATCCTCTTGAGTCATCTTTTTATAATTCATGGAAACGTGTTCGGCGAGTTGGTTGTGGTCTGAGATGAAAGCCATGAATATGTCTTGTTTGTCCGCTTTCTCTTGGCTATTGTCAAATAAAGGAACCACGCGCTTCTTGTCAGTACTTTCAACCTCCTTTAGTAACTCAGTTTCTTGAGCTACGTCATCAAGTTCTTCATCCGTCATATCCTCAGGTTGGTTGTAATAGTCCTTAAAGCTGTCACAGATACGCTTGAAGACCTTATTTAGTTTTCTGTCTTCGGCATATTCAAGTACTAACTGGTTAGCATGACCACCTTGATCATCATTGTGATAAGTTGCGTCAATCACTGGTTGCTCATAGCTCCCAGTCATATACCCTAGAATGGCATGACAGGCAACTTGCGCAGTATCAAAGTCTTTAAAAGTATAGTGGAATGTAAATGTTTTTGGTGTGTCTGAAAATGTTCTCACGTTATTTCTCCTTTGTGATTGCTATAATGTCTGATAAATTGATGATGGCTACCCAGTTTGGTTGTTGCCCAGATAGAAGATATTTGACCAACTCATTATAAAGGGTGCAGTCTCCTTGTATAGTGACGGTGTTACCGCCTCGTGTGTGTAATTTTAGTTACCTGTACAAGACCAATAAAGAAGTTGTGGTACTCATGTCTTCATAATTGCCATAAGTTGCTTCTGAAAATTTAATGTCTATCACAGATACCGATAGGGTAAATTGATTGATTCGATATTCAAAATCATCCAGTGATTCTTTGTGTTTTTGATAAAATAGCTTGATTTTCATTGTGTTTGTTCTCCTTTCTCAACGGGTATAGCAAAGCCACAGTCAAAGACCCAGCGATAACCACGGCGTATGAGTTCTGGTCTTGTAAAATCACAATCACCAGGTTTAGACTTGGTGTTGAAATTGATTTTGCTGATGAAGTCATAACCGCATTGACCATTGGGAAGCTCCAATCGGTATAGCTGGTCGTTTGGCAGGTCATCATAATGGTAATGCATTTTCTTTATGCCATGATTTGTATAGTTAGGATTCATATGTCCCTCTTTTCTCTCTAAAATGTGTGTTATTAACATTTAAAAAATCAAATAGCACAGCAAAAAACACAGGGCTAAAGCCAGTTGTATCAAGGGTTTTTGACATTTTGTGTTTTTAGTAGCATTAATTTGACCAAAAGACTTTCTTTTTTTGCACGCGCACTATTAGTTATAAATATTATTATCTATAGTATTAAATACTACTAATACTACAATAGAGTATAAAGCTTATAATACCAATGTTTTGGCTTGTGTTATTACGTGTAGTTTTTATGTAGTATTAGTGTAGTTTTTAAACTCGTTCATAGTAAGATACGGGAGTGCCACCTTTAAATAGTCTTTTTCTTGCGGGATTCTCTCCTTTTTTCCAGCCGTCATCATTATCTAAATGGTCACGTATTTTTTGAGAAATAAGAGCTTTACCGCCTTGCGTTGGTTTTTGGTTAAACCCCAGATAAGCAATATGGTTAGGACTTGTGACCTGGAGTAAGCAATTTGTCTGTGCAGAAGGGTAGTCACTATAACTTTGAGCATTATCTAAAGGTTCTCCCAACTGTTTTAGGACGTATTGCCGTTGTTCATACTGTGATAAACTATCCCAACCTTCAACAATTTGAAACTCATTCAGTAATTGGTCAATGATTTCTTTGTCAACGTCTTCAACTTTATAATCTTCTTGAATATCAGCTAACTGATTCATCAACTCTTTAGATGGTGTTAGTGGTTCATAATTGTTAAACCATACTTTGGCTTCAGCGAGTATCTGTAAGAAATAATCTTCTTCCACCTCCATAGGATGTTTTTCCACGTCATTGATACCACATTCAATAGGGAAGAAGCGTCTTTCTGTTCCACTATCCTTAAGAAAAGATTTTTTGTTAGCTGTCCCGATAAAGACACAGTGCCTTGGATGAGGAGTGGCTTTACGTTCATAAGGTTCACGATAAGTATCACTATCTGAGGAAATGAAGCTTTTAACCGTTTCAATTTCTGCCTTTGACATACCTTTTAGCTCCCCTAGCTCGATGATGGCATTGGCTTGTATCTTCTGATAATCACTATCATTTTTACCAAACTTGATTTCTGAATCGGTGTGGTAGCTAGGAAGCAAGCGCTTAGTAACAGTGCTTTTTCCAGTTCCTTGTCTTTTATCAATGATAATAGGAACGACTTCAAACTTTACTTTACGGAGATAAATTCTAGCTATAAGACCTGTTAGCCATACTTTGGCAATTTCTCTATTATAGGAATTATCAGCACAGCCTAATAGATCAATAAAGTAGCGTTCTCCTCTAGCTTTACCATCCCATTTTTGACTTTCAATACGCTGTTTAATGGGGTGGTAAGAGTTCTTTTTAGCTAAAGCGGTAATAGCTACCTCTATATGTTCTTTACGAGGGGTAAACCGATATTTATCATCAATGAATGCAATACAAAGGCTGGTCTGTTCATTCGTCCATAGCCCTTTTTCTTTAGACCAAGGGAGTGTTTTAGTGATTTCAATAGTTTTTTCAAATTCGTTGTATTTAATACCTGTGAAGATATTTTCGTAGAATTCAAAAACCTTACCGACATTGTAGGGGCTACTAATGACATATTCTTTGTCTCCTCTACCTTTTCGCGTCCTGAATGCAGGGGCAAAAGCAGGTTGAGTGGCTTGTGATAGTTTATTTTGATAATCTTTCAATTCTTCCTTTTCTATGGCTTGATTCCTCTCTTTCTTAGTTCTGTATCGAGTATGCTTCTAAAAGTTTTGTCTATCTCATCAATGGGTAGTGGCTTAGTTGTCACGCTGTTAGCTATTTGTACCAGCTCATAAGCCGTCTCTAAATCACAATCCACCCATTTATTAAATAGCAAACCAACAAATTTAGTTAAGGCTACATTACGTCCGCCTTCGTCTCCAAAACCATTAAACAAGGTATCTATGACCCTCATGGTAATAGAACGCTGACTTCTAGGGCGTGACGTGTAAGTAGTAGTAACCTGTCGGTTGGGTGCTTTAGGGACAGGATAATCAAGACCACGGTTCACATAGCGCTGATAGTCTTCTGGGTCGCCTGTTGTGACGGGTAAGCCTTGTAATTGCGACCAGGTAAGACTAGCTAAATCAAACGGTAGTCCAATCTTATTAGCTATCTCCTTGACCACTTGTTTATACGTCGTTTTGTCCATAGTGTCACTAGGCTTCACGACAAGGCGATAGCGTGGCTTCTCAGGGGTGTGTTTAATCGTTGGATAAATAATATAGCTGTATTCCCAAAGTGTCTTAGAAACGATTTTAGGCAGGTTTACGTCTGTTTCTATCTCGTCATAGTCAAGAAAAATCAAATCACGATAGACTAGACTAGCATTATTGCGCTTATAGCTACCGTTTTTCTCTGGGGTTACCTTGCCACTCAAACAGTACGGAGCTTGTGTTCGCTTGTATTCTTCAATATCGATAGCCTCAGGCGTTTTCATTGGTTTAAACTGTGCGATATAGTCAAACGGTTCTAATTGTCCTTTGTAGGGGTACAAATAAGAGCTAAAGCCTCTTGCTTCATAAATAGCCATCTACACATCCACCCCCAAAAAGATAAGAATATCACTGACCTTGTAATAATGTTTCCTTGTGTCTTCTAGTGGTGGTTGGTATCGTTTTAACCCAGCGTTTTCCCACCGCTTTAGGGTTTTACCTTTGATATTTAATTCCTCTTTGACCTGTTCAGCCGTGATCAACCCTAAAACTCTTGGTTTAGGTTGCTGGTATACTTCTAAGAAGCGATTAAAAGCGGTCAGATTTTGTTCTAAGAGTTTTGCTTCATAATCTTGACTAAATACGTTCATACTAACCTCCTTTGAGTAATTCCTTATAACTGGTTAAATCGGCATTCAATAAGACACTTAGGCGTTGTTGTTCCTTTTGTACTTGATTATAAAAGGCTTTAGCACCATCTAGTAATTCTTCTTTATTAGCTGGGATAAAGTAACCACGATTGAATCCGTGTCTAATGCCAATAATAGGGACGTTGTAGCGCGTGATTAAGCTACTGATGATACTTTGGACGGAGCGTTCTTCGCGTTTCAGTATTAAGCCAATCTCTGCCCTGTAATGGGATTGTCTGCCCCAACCTTAATCAGATTAAGGACACGTCTATAATTTTCAGGCAATGTCATTCAGTTCCCCCTAATTGTAATAATGGTTCTGTGCTTGAATATAAGCCCCATAGTTTGCATTCTGACGTGGTTTAGGTGCTTGGGTATCTTCTGGTAAGTCAATCTCTATTAATGGCTTAGAACGGCTTAGAAGAAGCCCTATGAGACCTAAAACAATGAATAAAATAAGTGTCTGTGTTAGTGTAAAGTTAAGTTCTTGCATGGTTACAACTCCTTTCTGTATTTATGTGTCATCTTATCATGGTCAGAAATAAGGCACTTCAAAGCGCGACAACTCGTGTTTATAATTGCACTAGTTGTTTCCTTACTATATTCTTGAGCAGCCAAATCTAGGACATTTAGAATATCCATAAGTTGACCGCAAAGACCTTCATAATCTACTAAAATGTCGTTAGCGATTTCATTTAATTCTTCAATACTCCTCATGCGGATACCTCACTTAAATAAGTTTCTAATTCCCCTGTGTCTTTCTCTGAACATGGTAAACCGTTAACGGCTCTAAAGACAATCTCTGTGGTTTGTTTATAACCTAAAGCGCCCCATGCTTCTTCAAAAGTAGTGGCACTTTTCCTGAATGTAGTCGTATACTCTGCCATTACATTAGCAATAATCACCCTAGCGATATGATGGTTATATAGTCGAGCAAAATAGGCTTCCGCTTTATCTTTGCTGAGTTGGCGTTTTTTGAGCATTTCTCGTTGTTCAGGAGTGTATCTATCTTTTGAAAAAGGATTTGTTTCTACTCTATATTTCATTATGTTTTTTCTCGCTTAATTATTATTTTCTGTGTAATTGCTTGTTTCTTATACTAGATTCATGCTAGTTTTATGATTAGTTCATGTTAGTGTATAATTCTGCGAATAACTCGCTAGGGATACGCTCTAGCGCTTTTTGTTGTAAGTGGATAGCTTTAATTCTATCTTGTGTTTTGGTTTTAATGTCTTCTATAATTTCGGATGTTGAAACCACTTGTTCATAGTAAATGCTAGCTTTATAAATGAGTCCTTGTTCTTTTAATTCCTTGTTAGCCATCTTTTCAAGAGTAACTTCATGTAATACTTCAACATTGCGATAATGACCGTTTTTAAGGTCGAATGTTAGCCATTTTCTACGCTTCCAATTATATAGGGTACTTCTGCAAACTTCTGAATTCCCAAATCCAAGAAAAGAAGCGATTTCTGTTAATGTTTTCCCTTCAATTTCAGATAGTTTATAAGCGACATTTTTAAATAGTACTCTCGGATTTCTTTTTTTCTTAATCATATTGTTTTGATTTTTGAGCACACAAAAAGCGCACTCCCTTTCTGTTTTTTGTGTTGACTGAAATAGAGTACGCATGTATAATATTTACGTACTCACTTTGTGGGTCGAGCGATAGCATAGTAACCAAAAATTGGCGTTGGCGGTTACTGTGCTATTTTTTTGTTTAGTCTGACAAATCTTCAAGGGCTTTTCTGATTGCTTCTGGCTTTGTTAAGCCATGATTATCAGCATATGCTTGTACCTTTTCATCAAGTCCTTGGCTAATTCTAACCGTTATCTTGATATTGTTCGGTTGCTCGCCCTTTGGTGGTCTGCCGACTGCTCTTTTGTCAGTCATTGTATACCTCCTTAGTTTTGACGACATAATTATTATAATTAAGTCGTCTTAATAAGTCAACCCCTAAATCAAACTTTTTTGCGTACTCTATTCAGTTGTTAAAGGACTAATTTTTTAATATCGTTATATTCTGCATTGAGCTCCAATAGGACAATTACTTTTTGTTCAAGTTTTCTATATCGCGTCAACTCATCAGCACTTAGGCAATCTAATGCAATTTCATAACCTACCCGTGACTGTTTCAGTTGTTTAGCAGTCTGTCCTGTGACAGATTTTAGCAAAAGGTCGCTAATAGCCTTGTAGCTCCATTGATTAAAGTGTTCCCAATCCTTGATAGCTTGTGTTAATTCTTTATGATTAGACTTTTCAAGCTCTCGTATCAGTTTAAAGTTAGCGTTTTCTCTTTCTAGTTCTTCGATATGGTCATAAATCCATTGACGAAAGATTTTACCTTTCTCCGTTTTGGACAGCATACCGATCTCAAAAATTCCTCGCTTATTGAATAGTCGGGTCTCGTATTGTTTGCCATCAGTAGCTGACAATTTGTCAGTAACTGAAAATCGCTTTTCTTTGAGGTAGGGTTGGCGCTCTATCATCTTTTCAATAGCATTTCGGCTCTTATATCCAAATCTCTGCGCTAATTGTTCAATCGTCACAAAAATATTTCTATTCCTGTCCAGATAAAAATCAATTTCAAGTTCTCCAAAAGAACTTTTTACTTGTTTTATGATATTCACTGTTTTACCTCGTTATTTGATTATTGTTGTTTTGTCGGGGAGAACTGCAACTGTTAAGTCGTTGCCTGCTCTGCGGTAGTATGATACAATGGAAGTATCAAATCTTTTACTAAAACCCCTTTAATAATAGCTTGCCTGCTTTATTAATTGAGTTTAGTTATACTAGTTAAAGGCTCTGCTGATTGGTCTCGGTAAGCCTTTTTTTGTTGTTTTCACGCGCATTTTTGCGCTTTTTTTAATTTTTATTGTAGATTGACTCAGACACACTGATATTCAATCCGAACTTTTCTTTAATTCCCATGAGTTCCACAGTATCATCTAAAATCATTTCTCTAGCAACTAACATATCTGGTGTCATTTCTGATTTTTTAACCATTTTTGAATATCCAAACTTGTTGGAAACGGCTTTATTTGTGATTGTGTTAGCTTTAATCAAGTCTTTCTTAGATACCCTATCTAAGCTATTAGTCAATCTTGCCATAGCTTCTTTTTGATGTTCTTTATCAAACATTCTAAATACTTGGAAGCCCTCTAGGCCTGTGCTTTGTCTTAACTGTTTAATGGTTTCAAATACCCATAATTTAAAGGTTTTGGCTTCCTTCTTACGGCTTGAGAAGATAGTTTCATAAATGCCAAACTCACTAACGATTAACATTTCTTGTTGACGCCCTAAACTGTCTGCGACGTGGTTGTTTGAAACAACCTCATCTCCCAAACGTTGTTTAATAAATTTTGGATTCAGATCTAGTGCTTTAGCAATATCAGCTAGCACCGCCCACCATTCACCTTGGTGCTCTACAAATCGGATAGTATATCCGTTCCATGTTTCTGTTCTCAATAAGTTGTCCTTTCTTTAATCTTCTAGCTATAAAATAATTCATCAATGGTTATATCTGGTTTGATTTCTGAAACCATTGACTTAATTGCTAGTCGTTCTTTGTCATTAAAAGCGCTCTTACCCGTCTCTTTATTGTTGTAAGACTGTAAAGAAATATTCAGCTTGTCCGACATGTCTTTCTGGGTTAACCCTAGCATGACACGATAGCCTCGTAGTTTGTCCATGATGTATCCTCCTTTTGAAAAAATTCCTCCCGTAGGTTGAAAGTGAGAAAGGTTGCGGGAGATAAAAGTATCCTTTTCGGATAACTTCAAAACGATTATATATCTGTTTCGGTTACTTGTCAAGAATTATTTTGAAATTTTTATATCATTTCTTGATACTTTTTATAAGTTCGGTTATAATCAACTTTGAAAGGTAGTGAAATAAATGAATAGGTTGAAAGAATTACGCAAAGAAAAAAAGCTAACCCAAGAAGAATTAGCTGGGGAGATTGGTGTATCAAAAATCACTATTCTCCGTTGGGAAAACGGCGAAAGACAAATAAAGCCTGACAAAGCAAAAGAATTAGCAAAATATTTTAATGTATCAGTTGGATATTTACTAGGTTATGCTCCTAATAAAAAGATTGATTTTCAGCTAAATTTAGATGGTACAACCCTCCATCTAACCAAAGAACAGTTTTTGGCTTTAGAAAACACCTCGAAAAGCATAAAAAAAATAAAAAATACCATCAATGAATCTGTTAAACAAGAAGAATATATAAAAAATGCTTCAAAATATTATGATTTTGAAAAAGTCAGCAGAAGACTTACGGACAGACTTTTTGAAATACATACTGACCTTATTGAGCTATTGATGATGTTAGACCACTTCCCAAGTGGTGAACTTTCCAAAAGTCAACAAGAAGCTATTTTCAAATTTTATAAACAATTAGATTATTTTGTGACTGATACCCCCGCTAGTTTTGATTATTTTAAAAAAAATTTGGAGTCCTACGGATATAAAATCTATACTGAGGGAGATAAGATAGATTTTGATTAAATAAATAATAAATGCTCAGACGAGTAAATCATGTAAAAAATGTTTTAGCACATGGAGAGTTTGCTGAATGGATAGAAAATAAAATTGGTATCCATTACAGGGAGGCTAACAGGATGATGACGGTAGCTAAACAAATTCCAAATGTTTCAACGTTGAAATATTTAGGGGCTACAGCAAAACATGTCAACGGAGTTGCAAAAAGAAAGCAAAATTTTCTCTCCCAAATCTCCCTGATACCGACCAACCCTCAACTACCCCACCAAACAATAATTAACACTTATTTATATTGGCAACCATAGCATTCCTTAGCATTAACATGTCAAATACGACCACATGGTCGCATTTAGGTTCAAGAGCCTTCCGCCATAGGAAGCAATAGGTTATTCAAGCTGTTACTGCTTTTGGTTATCTGGTAGGGTGGCAATAAGGTAGAGAGCTTCTGTTCCGATATTTCCTAACGTCGGGAAATTTGGTAATTCATGAGCTATTTTCATCATTCACTTTGCAAAAGTATAATCGATTTCCAACTTATGCAACTACTCCTCCAATAAAAGCAATGGCAGTTAGAAACGTTTGTCTCTTTAATGATGTGATAATTTAGTATTCTTATCTTCGGGGTGGGGGGTCGTGCGATAAAAAAAGCAAATATTTGGATAGTCGACCCTTCCCACCGGTTTCAAAACTTGGATTGAACAACATTTTTTAATGACGGGGGGTAACCTTAAAGATACTAAATTAGAAAAAATTCTGAAAACTTGTGGTTAAGTATTTTGTTGATGTTAATAAAATTGTACGGTTTGATTTTGGAGTGCGTGAAATATCTTGAGATTACCTTAGCTTATGTAACACGAAAGGCTTATAATATAGGCTTTTCGATAGAAAAATATCTTGAGATTATCTTTTTGAAAGGAACAATAAATATGAATATTAACCTTCTTGAAGGAATTGAAATTGAATATAAGTCCGCTGACCTTGCTAAAACCTTATCGCTTTTATAGGAGTAATACTCATGGATATTTTTAGTGAAGAATTTAAAAATGAACTTCGATTCATTGTGAAAGATACCGTTTCTGATATAGTCACAAAAGCCATAAAAAATGGATCTTTTAATTCTACCTTTACGATTGACGTTGCTAATGACGCTTTTTTATCTCAAAAGTTTTGCATGTCAAAAAGTTCTGTTGGAACTATTAGAAGAGAGATGAGAGATTTCCCTAGTTACACGAAGTTTCTTAGAAATGGCGGATCTCTTGTAACTGTCAAAGGTTTTGATGAATACCTGCAATATCGCGGTAGCTGGGAATGGAAGAAAGAAAAAGCTAAATTAAGAACGAAAAAAAGGACTCGTTAAGGTCCTAAAAATTAGAAAGGAAATATATGGAGAATTTAAGTACGAGGTTAGTTGATAAAAGTATTGAAGCTTTTATTATGGGACTTGAAATATACAATAAACCAACGATAAAGTACCGAATTGAGGGCTTTAGTTTCTTTATTTGTAATGCTTGGGAATTGATGCTTAAAGCTGAAATGTTAAATCGTAATCAATCTATCTATTTTAAGGATAATCCTGATAGAACACTAAGCTTAGAAGGTGTTATAAAAAAAATATACTCGGACGACAGCACTAGAATTCGACTTAATCTTGAGCGCATTATTGAACTAAGGAATATTAGTACTCACTACATAACAGAAGATTATGAATTAAAGTATGCTCCACTTTTCCAAGCTTGTGTACTTAACTATGTCAATGAACTTCAACGATTTCATTCAAGAGATGTTACAAAGGCCATTTCCCAAAATTTTTTAACTATCACTGCAACTTACGAACCATTATCTAACGAACAAATTAGATTAAAATATCCTGCGGAAATTGCTGAAAAATTCATCCAACAGGCAAATGCCATAGATGTCTTAGTGACAGAGTATAATTCTGATAAATTCGCTATTGGTATTAAACAAAATCTTTATATTACTAAGAAAAAATCTGAAGCCGATTTTATAGTATCAATTGCAAATCAATCACCTTCTCAAGTTGCTATTTTAAAAGATTTAAAAGATCCATCAGAAACGCACAAGTATTCATATGCAAATATTATATCTGTTGTAAATGATAGACTAAATAAAAAGAATATTAAACTTAATTATAAATCTGGTTTTAATCAATATGTCCTAACATTAGTGATTGATTTCTATTCAATAAAGTCTGATGAAAAATATTCTTATTGCCATAAAATAGGTAAATCTGAACACTACACTTATTCTCAAAAATTCGTTGATTTTATTATCTCTGAAATAGAAAAAGACCCTCAACATTTTGTTGAAAGTCTGAAAAAATCTAAATAAAAAAGATAACCCCTGGCACATAGGAATGCTCAGCCCGAAGGCTTACCCCATTCTGGGACCCAGCGTTAATCCTTCACAAGTTATCTTTGTTAACTATATTATATCACGCACGTTCTAAATGTAAAGGATTTTGTTAGCTATCCAGTAAGCTAACTTTGTCAAAAACCCCTGAAAAACAGCTTTAAATCATCCATAATCGCATTTTAACCTTTAACCAGGTAATTTTACCGACTTCTCCAAAACAAACGAAATAAGAATCTTCTCGTAAGCTCTGGCATGATATAAACCTAAAATCCCTTTAATAATAGCTTGCCTGCTGATGGAAAGGTTTATGATCATGAAAATAACTGAAGTAAAAAAGAAAGATGGTACGGTAATTTATCGTGCCAGTATTTATCTTGGTACTGATAAAGTAACAGGTAAAAAAGTAACTACTAAAATAACAGGACGAACTAAGAAAGAAGTTAGAGAAAAAGCTAAGCAAGAAGCTATCGAGTTTATAAAAAATGGTTCTACTCGCTTCAAAGCTACTTCCGTAACAAGTTATCAGGAACTTGCAACCTTATGGTGGGATAGTTACAAACATACCGTAAAATACAATACTCAGCTAGCTACTGAAAAGCTGTTAACCGTTCATGTCATACCAATTTTTGGAGCATATAAGCTTGATAAGTTAACGACACCACTTATACAGTCTATCATCAATAAACTAGCTGATAAAACTAATAAAGGGGAAAGAAAAGCTTACCTCCATTATGACAGAATACACGCGCTGAATAAACGTATACTACAGTATGGCGTTATCATGCAAGCTATACCATTCAACCCTGCGCGTGAGGTCATTCTCCCTCGCAACACTAAGAAAGCTAACACTAAAAGAGTAAAGCATTTCGAAAATGATGAACTAAGAACATTTTTCAACTACTTAAACAATCTAGATAAAAATAAATACAGATACTTCTATGAAGTCACACTTTATAAGTTTTTATTAGCTACAGGTTGTCGCATTAATGAAGCGTTAGCTCTAAACTGGTCAGATATCGACTTGGATAATGCCGTTGTTCATATCACAAAAACGCTAAATTACAAACAAGAAATTAATAGTCCAAAGTCAAAGTCAAGCTATCGTGATATTGACATAGATAGTCGAACAGTTACGATGCTTAAGCAGTATAGACGACGACAGATTCAAGAAGCATGGAAGTTAGGGCGTTCAGAAACAGTGGTATTTTCTGATTTTATCCATAAGTACCCAAACAATAGAACCTTACAAACTCGATTAAGAACACATTTTAAAAGAGCAAATGTATCGAATATAGGCTTTCATGGTTTTCGTCACACTCACGCTAGTTTATTGCTGAACACAGGTATCCCCTACAAAGAACTCCAATATAGATTAGGTCATTCTACTCTATCTATGACTATGGATATTTATAGCCATTTATCAAAAGAGAATGCAAAAAAAGCTGTCTCATTCTTTGAAACAGCAATTAACTCAATATAG